ATTTAATTTTCCGTCTGCTCCAAATTCAACGACGGGGTTGTCAACCTTATATCCGTCCTTTTCTAATTCTATTTTTACTTTTCGCGCTAATTGTTGCGCCCCGCCTGCTGAATTTATAAAATTGCCAATTCCTACGCCGTCCAAAGGAAATTCTTTCCACCAACCAACAAAAGCGTTGCAAGTGTCGATAACGTGTTGTTGGTCGCTTTCAACGATAACGAAATCCCCGTCCATAAACAACAAATCCCCGTCTTTATCCAATCCAAAATCATATCTTTTAGCCATTATTCGCCGTGTTTAATTTTCGTGTTTTCTAATTCCTCGCGCTGTGAAACTGTTAAATTTCCTACAATTGGCGTCGGCGTTGTCGATGTCGGCGCGCCTAACATAATAACTGTATGCGTGTGTGTTCCAAAGGTAGTAATTATTTCGTTTACTTTATTTTCTAATTTGTTTAATTTTTCGGTCAATTCCGCAACTTTAACCAATCCGCCAAACTCCCCGCCCATAATATCAAATTGCGTAATATCTGAAAAAGTAACAATAAAAGGCAATGTATATTTTGAAGTCAAAACATAAACCATTGAACCAATTTCGGGACTAATTACAAAACCGTCAGAAACGCCCGCCGTTAATAACGCGTCAAACGTTAAATTTGCCGTCCCTGTAATAGTTGTAACGTTCGCCGTTCTTTTGCTTAAATCAATCGAATTGACATTGCATTGGTACAATTTTACTTCGTCTTGGTTTCGTGTCCCTGCTAATTCCTGAATTGTTCTTGTTAAATCCGCCATTTTTATTTTATTTTATAATCTAATTCGATTGTTTGCCTATATCCATTCACTCCGCTTGAAATGTCGACGGCTTTTATTTTATATGTTCCGTTTTGCTCGGGCAATAAATCGTTAATAATAATTGCATTGTCTCCAAAATCTACGGCGGGCGTTCCAAAAGTTGTAAATTTTCCCTTAAAACCTGTATAATAATATTTCTCTAAACTTGCTTTTGCTAATTTAATTAAATCGTCCGTCGTTTTTGCTTCTAAAAAATGAAATGTTTTTCGTTCCCCGTCTACGTTTGGGTCTGCTTTGTCTCCTTTTTTCACTATTTTACTTTGAAATTTTCCCGATTTGTCAAACCAAACTAAAACCTCAATTCTTGAATTTTTAGTTTTTTCGTGTCCGTCTTTTGTTGTTTTTCCTGTTTTTTCTTCAATGTGATTTGAAGCGACCGCCGATAACGTGATGTCGTCTTTTCGTACAAAGGTTAAATCGGACGAAATTATATTTTCCTGAAATTGAAATGTTTTTGTTTTTGCTTCTTCTTCAATGTAAACAATTGACCCGACGCGTAATTCTGTACCCTTAATGTAACAATGCATAAACGCGTCTTTTCTTAATTTCTCTAAAAATTGCGCGACTGTTATGTTATCAATCATTAACAATGAATTATCCCAAGTTAATTTCGTTGTTGTTAATTGGTTAACCGTTAGCCCTGTCCCTTTTAACGCGTTGGTTAAAATTTCTTCTAAACTTACGCCCGAACCATAAGCCCCGTTTGTCATTGGTGTTTGTTTTAACAAATACATTGCGTCTTCGACTTCAATTTCAACGGGAATTTTTGCGTTAATTTTTGTAATGTAACCCTCAAAAACTATTCTTTTTTCGGTTTGTTTTTCGTTTAAATTGTCGTCCCAATAAATATAAAACGCTTCTATTTTTACTTTGTCGCCACGCATTAAAAGCGGGACGCCGTTAAATCCTGCAATATTTTTATTTTTACCAAAAAAAGAAATTGTTTTTTTTGTCTCCAAATCTACAACGTCCATATTTTTAGGAAAAACAATTTTTCCGCCTGTCGTCATATTTTCCCAACCGTCGTTAATTTCAAAACTATTGCAAAAATCAAAGAAAAAAACTTTATTTCTTTTAATTATTACGCTTTCGGGACTTGTAAAATCCGTTCTTTGCGTTATCGTTATATTTGTTACAGGTTTTAACATTATGATATTATTTTGGCTTCGAACCTTTTGTCCGATAATGCGTTAATAGTAAAATACTGCGTCGAATATTCCCCCTCTGTTTGACCAAAATTAAAATCTTTAACAACAATGTCCGTTATATCTAAATTTTGTAAATACCAACTTGTTATCTCTAACGGTTGCCCTGCTGATAAAATCTTTTTTAATTCTTTTGTCAATTCTTTTGGGTTTACATTATAACTCCCGTTCAAACGTCCCGTTATTTGAACTTGAAAATCGTCCATTCCGATATATTCTTTAACCGTTCCGTCGCGCCCTTGAATTTCTGTTGTAATTATTTTTTTACTTTGTGAAATAACTAATAAAACGTCGTCTATTCTAAAGTCGTCCCACGTATCGACAACAACGCCGTTAGTGTCTAATATTTTCCCCGCGTTAAAAATTACATTTGAATAAACAACCGTCCCAAGTTTTGAGACAAATTTTTGCAACGGTACGTCTTGCGCTCCGCTTTCTTCAATTACATACGGCGAATTTTGCGCGTCCATAATTTTAATGTTGTTAATTCCTGCAAAATTTGCAAGCCCAAAAACCGCCGAACTTGCGACGGTATTTAATATTAACGGGTTTTCTGTTTTTTTAGGTACTATAAAATTTTCCATTTGTTTAATTTCCTGCGGTTAATTGGCTGTCGTTTACTGCGCTCGTTAATGCTTGTAATACTTTGTCTTTTATTGCTGTTGTGCTTTCCTGAATGTTTGTTGTTTGTATTCTAAAATCGTTTATTAAATTCCCGATTGTTACGTTTACCGTTACAACTTTACTTCCTGAAACGCCCGAAGTCCCCTTTTTTTCTTTTGTCGCTCCTGTTCCTGCTCCTACGTCTGCGGTCATTGGTTTAATTGCTCCAAGCCCTTTTTTATTTTTGCTTTCCTTTTCTTTTGCTTGGTCTTTTGCAAAGTCTCCAACTCCTGCGTTATATCCGTCCTTTGCCGATTGCCCTAAACGTTTTGCTGAACCTTTTATCGTGTCCGTTATTTTGTTAAATCCTGCCTTTACCATTTCAAAATCTAAAGTAAAAACGCCCTTTAAAATCATTCCTAACCCTTTAAACATATCGCCCCAAATACTTACATACGCTTTTATTACCGCACCAATTGCCCAAATTATACCCCTGAATGTTTCAAATCTTTGATAACATTCGTAAACCGCCGTAACTACCGCCGCGATTGCTAAAACTATCCAAACAAAAGGGTTAACGGCGTTAATAACTGCCATAACTCCCGCAAGTACCATTCCGCCCGCTGACGCTCCCGCCATTCCTGCGGTCATTGCTCCCATTGCAAACGTCTGCGCTATAAACGACGCCGTTGTGAACGCTGTATACATTGCCGATAATTTTTGTTGCGCATTGTAAAGTAATAAAATTGTTACAATTGACGTTAAAAATACTTTTACAACTTCGGCGACTATTGCGTGTTCTTTAAAATATTCAATAACTCCCGAAATTGCTAAACCTGTTTGTTTTAACGCTCCCGCTATTGCTTCAAAAATTGGCATTAAACCAACTAACGCGCTTTCGGCAATTTCTCCGAACGTCATTTTTAACGACCCCATTGTTTTGTTAAAACGTGCCATTGGGTCGGCGTCAAACGCCGCTTTTGCTGACCCACCGAACTCGACGGCTAATTCTTTTAATATAATTTTTTGCGCTCCTGCTAAATTTCCCGTCTCCTGCATATGTTTAATAACCGCCTTTTGATTTTCTGTAAAAGAAACCCCGACACGTCGTAACGCTGTCATTCCTTGTATCGGGTCGTTTAACGCTTTACCTACTTGTATAGACGCTCCTTTTAAGTCTCCGCCCATTCTTTGCGCTAAATCCATAATTGCGGGTTGCGCTTCGTTAAATATTTTATCTTTTACCGACGTAAACGTTAATAAAAGGGATTGCATACCGAAAATGTCGGCGCGTCCGAATTTACTATTTGACGCTAAAGATTTTGCGCTCTCCTCTAATTGCTTCATTGATAGCCCCGCCGATTGATTAGTAGACGTTAAAACGGCTTGAACTTGCGCCGTTGCTTGGTGTAACTCCTCGACTTTTTCAAGTCCTGACTTAACAAACTCCAAACCTTTAAAAACGGCAAACCCAACGCCTAACGTTCCCATAATTTTAGACAAACCGCCCATAGTAGAATTAAGAATACTTGCGTTTTGGTTCATTCCTTGCAACTTGCCCGATAACATATCGTTTGCCGTTACTGTGTATCTTATTTGATTATCCATTTATTTTTTAATTATTATATTGTCCCGTCTGTTTTAACGCGTATTGTAACTGTCCCCAATTTTTAGCCAATTCGTCGTCTGTCATATTTTCCACGTCTAACGTAAAATGCGAAAAGTAGCGAAGCAACGCAATCATTTTCGTTTCCTCGCTACTTTGTTCGCTAATAGTGTAATCGTCTATTTTTTTTTAAAAGTATTAACAGCCATTTCGACCGTTTTAAACGCTTCCATTGTCGCGCCTAAATAGTATTTATCGTCTGACAAAAAACGTTTGTCGCTTTCTTCTTCTATAAAAATACTATCGAATAACTCCGCCGACGCTGTAACGGGTGCGGTCATTGCTTTATCCATAACGCGAAGTTTAACCATTCGCGACGGTTCTTTTATAAACCCTATAATGTCCTCGCCTGTTTCTTCGTCGTGAAATACGATTGGCAATACTTTGCAATTTAATTTAACGCTTAATGCTTCCGCTTTTTTTTGTGCTTCCATAATTTTATTAATTTAGTGAAATAAACCCGCCATTTTTTGACGGGCTATTGTTTTTTAAAATTTATCGGCTAATTTGTCCGATTACTAACGGCAAAGATACTAATAATTTTGTATCTCCTTGCGAAGCGCTCAAACCTTCTTCCGTAAATTCGCACATACTTAAAACGTCTTCGGTTACTAAAACTCCCGACCCGTTTTCGAAAAGTACGTGTATTTTAAAAGGCGGTATTTGCATTAAATCGTTATTTGGTGCGCTTGCAATAATTCGTTTTAATTCGTCCGAATAAATTTCAATGCTTCCCTCATATTCTTTATTGCCGTAACCGCGCGAAATTGGTTCGTAACCTGCGCCGTATTGGTTTTCTTTTTTCTGTTTGATTTTGTACTCAATTTTCGTAATTCCCACAACAGGAACTCCGAACAAAATTACTTTGACATTCGCCCAACTGTAATTTATTCCGTTTATTAATGGTGTCATAATTATAATGTTGTTTTAAATCCGATGTTAACAACTATGTTGCGCGCAACTCCTATCGGCATAATATTAATTGCTACAACTACTTTTGAACTACTCGCAACGTTTTGGCTTGGGTCGATTGTTACTTCAATCGCCGACGCTTCGCCGTTTCTTACCATTTCGTCCGTGATTACGGTTGCTTGACCTGTCAAAAATGCAATTGTACTATTTGCCAACGTTCCGTTTGTGTTTAATAATAACGGACTATTTAAAGACGGTGTTAACGCTTCGTCAACTCCTCTAATTGCTTTGTCAATAACGCGATTATTTTCGATAAACGCGTAATCGCTTGACGGCGTAATTACTGTATGGCTATCGTTGTGAAACGAACCCGATTTGTTAGGGAATTTTCTTAAAAAGATATAACGTTTTAAGTCGATTGCGTCTAATAAATTCGAAGTAACTGACGCGTCCGTGAATTTAACCCCGTTTGCAAACGCGATTGTGTCTAATTCTAACCCGTTTGACATATCGAATTTAGAAACCCAACCGATATTCTCACTAACTACCGATAAAGAAACCGCCCCAAGCGTTGCCCCTAAAGTTGTAACCGATTTTCCCGTAGCGTAAAAAATAGCGTTTCCGCGTCCTGCTCCGTCTTGTCCTACAACTATTGAAACTTTATTGTTTGAAAAAGTCGCTAAATCTGTCAAAGTCGAAATATTTGCAACCGCTTTAATGTCTCCCGCATAAATTACCGATAAAGGCATTTTTTGCGCGTCCAATAAATTACAAATGTTTTGAATAGCCGTTGTATCTGAAACCGCTAACGCTTTACTGTCAACGAATATTCCTAATTGACGCATTGCGCCGTTAGTAAACAACTGAAAATCCTGTACTTCTGCATAAGTATACGTTGACGGTACGGCTTGAAAATTCAACCACAAAAACCCTTTTGGCGAAATTCTAAAAAATTCCGAAATATGGTAATGCCAAGTCGCTTGCAATGAAGCAACCCCGCCCGAAAACGGCGTCGTTAAACTCCCCGCAATAGTACCCGAAATCGTAGCCGTTAAAAGCCCTGTTGTATTCGCATAAATCCCAAGTCCTTTTCTTGCTTTTACTGTAAACGCTCCCGCAAGTCCAATAGTTGCGCTGTAACCGTGTACGAATGTTCCCGAATTAATTGCGTTTACAATTCCCGTCGCTACTAATAATGTAGTTGTGTCGGTTGCTGTTTTAACATAAGTACCCAAAGCAACTAACTTGTTTTCAGGTTCTAAATAGTTAATTGTAATACTGTCGCCCGTTGCACCCATAGCCGAAATCGTATAAACTCCCGTCGCTTGTGTTTCGTCTGCGTAATTATTGTTAATTCCTAACGCTACCGCGTCGGCAACTGAAAAGATTTGTTTTATTCTGTTTGTAGTACTAAAACCACTCGGCAACGTGTTCGTATAAAATAAAAGACCGCTAATGTAGTCTTTTCCTGCTAACGCTCGCCCAAGTCCGCCTTTTCCTTTTACAAAACTAATGTTATTTAAACTCATTTTTTTTGTTGGTTTAAGATTGTAGAATAGTCAAGAAAAACCGCCCTATTTAAAGAGCGGTTAACTTAACATTTTTTTTATTATGCGTTGAAATTCGCAAGCGTTTTAGTTGTATAAATTACAAACTCGCTCGGTTTTGCAATTCCTACTCCCATTTTTGCAACGGCTTTGTAAAACCAAAGTTGCGCGTAAGAAACATAACGGTCAACGATAAAACTTAAATTATCTAAAGACGCTACGGCTAATTGAATGTTTGATGTTACTTGCGAAGTTGCTTCACAAAAGTAAAATGTATTTTCAGGTAAACCCGCTGTTACTTCTACTGTGTAACCTTTGTATTTGTTAATCCCTGCCTCTGTTGTATCGTTATTTTTGAACGATGTAGACGTTAACGCTTCTTCATATTTTTGCGCGTCTTCAACTGACATAATGAATTTTAATTTTTTGTATCTGTCCGCTTGAGACAATAACGCTTTTGGCATTAATGCTTTAGCCGCTTCCATTTTTGCGATAATGTTTGCACTCGTTAACGCAACAGGTGTCGCAACTTGTAACGACGGTGTTGTAGCGTTTAACGCTTGTTTGATTAAACCGTCAAAATGTTTGATTGAATAATTAGCCGAAGCGGGTGTACTTGCTGACGTTGTGTAAGAAGTCGACCCCTCGTGTATCATTCTCTCAACAGGTGCAAAAGTTTTAGCCGTGTAATACGAACCTAAATAGTTAACGAATGTTGCAGGCAACGAACGCGACAACATTTTGTCTGCTAATTCTGTTGTGTGCCAATGGTTCTCGAAAATTGACGGGTCAAATTTTTCGAACGCTTCGAACGCTCCTAAAGTAATCGTTCTATTTGATAATACAGTAGTGTCGTTATCTACGGGTAAATCTGTTCTTGGGTTTAATACTACGTTTGCTGTTAATACAGGGAACGCGTATTGGTCGTTTTTAACTCCTTGCGCTACATACGCTAAACCTTTGTTAATTGTGTCTAAACCGATAACGGCTTCTGTAATGAAAAACCCTTTTTCAAATTGGGTATAATTCGATGTTGTACTTAATGACATAGTGTTTTATTTTTTGTTTTTGTTGTTAATTTGTTTTAATTCAAACGCCATAAAATCCTCTCCATTTTCAAAGGTTGGCGCGCCTGCGTTAACTATTTTGTTTTCGATTTTGTTAGCAACTACATTTAACGGTAAGTTTTCGATAATTGCTTTCGTTCCCTCTAAATCCG